CGCTACCTGACGGCTTCCCGCCGTCAGCACGTTCTCGCTGAGAACCTGTAAGGAGAACTCCAGTGGTAGATCTACCAGCCGAGACGAAGAAGAGAGTAATCCAGGAAGTTCTTCCTCCTGGATCTACGTCTTCAACGTTGACGGTTACCATTGGGTCTGAAAGTTCTGTAACTAAGAACCTTCAGACTTGGGGTATCCGTGGGCTCGAGACGACAACGTCTCGGAGAGGCCGTAACTGGGTGACCTGGCAAAAGATGCAGAGATCCTCCCGGAACACGGGGAGGCCCATCTCTGATCGTGTCAGGTACAATCTCAGTCACGGGGATCTGGGTACCAGCGGTTTCAATAGCACCAAGTTTTACGTCGAGATGCCGGGTTACGACCCGGTCAATATCGATGAAAAACAAGGTGCGTACCGCTACCAGTATTCAGGACCTTGGGTAACCAAGGATCTGAATGTTGTCGGACAAACTGGTACGCATAAGCTGCCTCCCACACTCTTGGACGATCTTATGATCGCCCGTGGGACAACAGCTATTGCTCGTACCATTCCGACAAATCCCGTAGCAAGTGCCGCGCAATTCCTAGGTGAGCTCAGGGAGGGACTTCCGTCCGTTCCTGGGTCGCATCTCATCGGCTCTAAGAGTCCTTCGTCACTTGGTGACGAGTACCTTAACGCCGAATTTGGGATACGTCCTATCATCTCGGATTTCCGAAAGTTCGGAGAAGCTGCTCGAACATCGAACAAGGTGATCGAACAGCTTAAGCGCGACTCTGGCCGTCTCATAAGACGGCGCTACACCTTTCCGGTAGAGCGCTCTGTTGAAACAACTGTCGTGCAATCTGCCGCCGGTGGTGTACCGGCGCACAGGCAGCTTGCACCCAATTGTTATCAGAGCGTGGGACCAATGTACAGAACCCGTGAGGAAACTTATCGGTTCTGGTTCTCAGGTGCGTATACGTACGCTTATGTCGACGGTGATAGTGCTGTCGATCGCGCACGTGCCGCAGAACAGCGCTTGAACAGGCTGTTCGGAGTCCGGATTAATCCGGAACTCCTCTGGGAGTTGGCCCCCTGGAGTTGGGCTGTTGACTGGTTCAGCAACACGGGAGATGTAATTCACAATCTCTCGGCGTTGTCCAGCGATAGCCTTGTGTTGAGGTGGGGTTACATCATGTGCCACTATACATGCCGTGACACCTACTCAGCTCCAACCACCCTCCTTCGAGGGGGTGGGCGGAGTCCGCAGAAACAAACCTTCGTCACTGATGTGAAGAAGAGACTGCGGGCAACTCCCTACGGGTTTGGCCTGGATCTTGGCTCCCTTACGGGTCGCCAATGGGCCATTCTTGCTGCCCTGGGAATGTCCCGGGGCAACAGGATGCTGTGAACCTCGGCAGTCGCTTTAAGCGGCTACTTGACGAGAGCAATTCGGAATCCACCGAACCTCTCGTAGATCGAGCAGCTTTTGGCTGTTTGATCTGGTTTACGGCAGCAGGAGTGGTTGGCCTAACGGCTTCGCTGTTAGGTTCACTCATGCCTGCATCCATCCCAGTCGACGACGGACCACATCCAGTGGAACCGCCGATCGACTCACAACACCTGCTGGAGTCATGCCTTGTTCACCGATCCTCAGTCCCTGACTGTCAACGCTGTGGCGAACGCGCTTCCGCGCGTCACCAC